CTTAATTATAGATACTACACTTCGGGACTGATGGCGCTATTCGATACTTTAGGAAGGGGACACCATAACCAAGGTATTTACTTTGAAGTAGAAGGCCTAGAGAAAGCTATACACAAGCTAGAACGGTTAGCAGAAATAGACCGTAAGAAGGCTAGGCAATTTAAGGCCGGTATTAAGAAGGCAGCTAGACCAATGGTAAAAGCTGTTAAAGCTTCTATAACTAATTCTAAAAACAAAAAGGCGGTTACTAAAAGTATACAAACCAAGCGCTCTAAAGATCCTTCAAAACGTAAGTATAAAGAAGTAACTTATAAAAGTGGTAACTTAAAAAGGTCTATAGGATTTATTCCTAGTAGAAAACGCGGAGCGCTTTTAGGGTATGTAGGAGCTAGGACCGGTAAAAGAGCGGGTAAGACTTTCGACGGTTACTACGCAGCTATCGTAAACTATGGAATAGGAAGAGGTAAAGCTAAAGCAGAGCCGGACAAAAAGAATAACATAGATTACGCAGAGAAAGGCTTTAACAAAGCCGCAGCACAAACACAAGCACAGCTACTAAGAGAAGTACAAAAAATACTAAAGCAGAGCATATACCAGCTCAGTAGATAATGAACGAAGGCAAAGCTATATATAGTATTCTAACTAATGACAGCGACGTAAGCGCCTTAATAGGTACTAGAGTTTACCCGCAAGTAGCAGCTCAAGGGGCCGCTTTTCCTTTTGTGGTATATGTGTTACAAGATAACACGCCAAGCGATACTAAAAGCGGGGTAAGTACTTTAGACGAAATACGCTACGACATAGTAGCAGCAGCAGAAACCTACAGCCAACTAACGGACCTTACGGAGAAAATTAGAACGGCCTTAGACCGTTACACGGGAACCGTAGAAGGTGTAGTAATAGATAGCATACAGTTTACGGAATTGGACGTAGATAATGATCCAGCTACGGAGACTTACGTAAGCAGCTCGGAATACATTTTAAGAATCAAGCGATGAAAATAACACTAACAAAAAAAGTAACCTCTCCTAGTGGTAAGAAGCTAGCTAAAGGTCTAACTTTATCAGTAGTAAACGAATACGGCCAGGAGCTTATAGAAGCGGGAAAGGCTGTTAAATTTGGAGAGGAAGCCCCGGCAGAAGCTCCGCAAGTAAAAGAAGAAGAACAAATAAATTTAAATTAAAATGGCAACTACTGGCATTATGAACGGAACCCTTTTAGGGGTTTACGCAGGAGGCACTCTAATAGCTCACGCTACGGAGGGCTCTATTTCTCTCTCGATGGACACGAGAGACGCAACTACTAAGGACAGCTCCGGAACGAGAGACTTACTAGAGGCAACTAAAAGCGGTACTATTTCGGTATCTGCATTATACGCAGAAGATGCAGCTTACGGCGTAGATGATCTTATGACAGCTTGGAGCGGACGTACTGCGCTTACTGTTAAGTTTTCTACGGAGGTAACCGGTGACCACTACTGGAGTGCTTCGGCTTACGTTACTTCTTTGGAAGTAAACTCCGGAATGGAGGATAACGTAACTTACTCAGCTACGTTTGAGCTAACCGGCGCTATCACTTACAGCACTATTTAATAGTAAACACTAAACACACTTAAAGCAAATGGTAAAGAAGGTTAACATAGGAGGCGAAGAGAGGCCAGTAAAATTTGGCTTTGCCGCACTAATGCAATTTACGGACGCTACCGGTTATACGTTAGCGCAGTTAGATAGTATAGGAGACAGCCTAACACTAAGCCAAGCTATAGAGCTTATAAGAGCTGGACTAAAGCAAGGCGCTAGAGTAGAAGGCGAAAAGTTTAACGCTACACCGGAAGAGGTGGCCGACTGGCTAGACGATACCCCCGGAGCTTTAGAGGAAGTGCTAGCAATCTTTACCGAAAGCTTTACAACTGCAAAAAAGTAGAGGGGGCTAGGGGCTCGAAAAGCCCCGAAGCCCCTCTAACTTTTGACCGCTGCGAAGAGATAGCTTTAGGGTTATTAGGTTACAACTACAGCGAGTATTTACAATTAACCCCGCGCAGCCTAAATAATGCTGTAGCGGGTTTTAGTGAAAAGAGGGAAGCAGAAAGCCGCGAGCTTTGGGAGGTAATGCGAAGCCAAACGGTAACACTAGTAAACTTACAGCTTCCTAAAAATAAAAGAGTAAAGCCCAAGGAGCTCTATAAATTCCCTTGGGACAACGCACACAAAGCAGGGCTAAAACTAACTAAAGAGGAAGCTAAAGCAATACTAGCGAAATGGCAAAAAGAAGCGTAGCGAGTACTAACATTAGCGTAGGGGCAAACCTTACCGGATTACAAAGAGGCCTAAAGATAGCTAGTAGAAGTTTACGCCGTTTTGGTACTCAAGCTAAACAAATAGGAACCAGCCTAAGTACTAGTATTAGCGCTCCTCTAATTGGGTTAGGTGCTATTTCAGTTAGGACCTTCCAAGGCTTTGAAGCCGAAATGAGTAAAGTAAAAGCCGTCTCCGGTGCTACTGCTCAAGAATTTAAAATACTAGAGGCCCAAGCTAAAAAGCTAGGGGCTACTACAACCTTCACAGCTTCCGAAGTAGCGGGCTTGCAGGTAGAATTTGCGAAGCTTGGTTTTACGGCTAGCGAGATAGATAAGGTTACGGAATCTACGCTATACTTAGCCCAGGCCGGAGGCGCTGAATTAGGACGAGCGGCAGAGGTAGCAGGATCTACTTTACGAGCTTTCGGACTAGCAGCAGAAGAAACCGGCAGAGTTACGGACGTAATGGCTAAGAGCTTTAGCACGAGCTCCCTAGATATGGAGAGCTTCGCGGAAGCTATGAAGACCGTAGCGCCTATTGCTAAAGCTACGGGCGTAAGTATGGAGGAGGCTAGCGGTATGCTAGGGGTTTTAGCCAATAACGGTATTAAAGGCTCTATAGCAGGTACAGCTCTAAAGAAGATACTTAGCGACTTACATAAGGAAGGTAAGCCAATGACGCAAACCTTTAGAGAGCTATCTAATCAAAATATAAGTTTAGCAGAAGCTAACGACTTAGTAGGAGATAGGGCTAAAGGTGCTTTACTAGTGCTTACCGAGCAAATGGGGCTAGTAGACGAGCTTACATTAAGCTATCAAAATGCCGAAGGCGCAGCGCAAGCTATGGCCGAGGAAATGATGGACAACACCGCCGGAGCGTTTAAGACTTTACAAAGTGCTACGGAGGGGGCGTTAATTGAGATTGGCGAAGCTATAACCGAAAACGAAGTATTTAAAGGAGTATTAGAAAAGCTTACAGCTACAGTAGGAAAGATTACTAAAGCTATTAGCGGAATGAGCGCAGCCGAGCAGTATAACAAAGTTATTCTAGCCGGCTTACTTGCTTTAGTACCTTTAGTAATTACTGCGGTAGGAGCTCTTACTATAGCCTTCGGATCTTTGACGGCTGCTATGGGGCCAGTAGGTATAGCTATAGCTGGGGTAGTATTAGCTTACCAAGCTTTAAAGAAGGAAGTAACCGAAAGCGACGAGGTTATAAAAGAAGCTTTAGAAAGCGATAATTTTATAAAAGCTCAAGAGAAACTAAAAGAGCGTTTAGCAGAAGTAAACGACCAGTTAAAACTTCGTAGAGAAGCTTTAGAACGTGCTACTCGTATAGAAGTTAAAGACGCGCAACAAGCGGCAGTAGATAAACTAGAAAAGCAGCGGTTAAAATTACTAGAAGCTTTAAAAGGTGTACAAGATGAGAACACCGAAAGCTTAGAGAACTACCGTAAGGCTATGGCGGATTACGCCGAAGAGCAGCGTAAAGCTAGAGAAGAAACGCAAAAATATAACGAGTCGTTTACTATTTTAACTAGTACTATAGATAGGCTAGAAGGGGTACAACTAAAAGCTACGGACAGCTTACATAGATTAGGACAAAAATTTGCAGAAAATCAACAAAAGGCGCTAAACTTTACAGCAACAACTAGCGAAGGTTTAAAGCAATCTATAGACTTAACCGGAGGACTAGCTTTTGAATTTAGCCAAAATCTAGGTAATGCTATAGCAGGCGCAATAGTAAACGGCGATAGCTTCGCAGAAAGTTTTATAACAGCTTTAAAGGCTATGGCAGCGCAGCTAATAGCTACGATAGCTTTAGTAGCTATATTGGCTACTTTATTAGTTATTACTTCGGGCGCAGGTTTGGCGGGCTTGAGCTTAGAGAGTTTACTAGTAGGAATGAAAGCAGTTAGTAAAGGTGCAGGTATTAAAATACCTTTCCTAGCCGAGGGCGGTGTAGTTACCGGTCCTACTCTAGCTTTAATTGGAGAAGGTAGAGAAAGCGAGGCAGTAATACCACTAAGCAAGCTACCACAAATAGCGGGAGCTACCGGAGGAGCTGTAGAGGTGTACGGACGCATAAGCGGCCAGGACATACTCTTAAGCTCCGAGAAAGCAGGAAGAGTAAGAACTAGATATAGAGGCTTTTAGTAGATGGGGGTAAGATTACAAAGCGAATTCCACAGCTCAACCAATAAGCTCTATAAGATAGAGATATACCAAAAAAGCTATAGCGCGGGTATTACTTCTTTTACGGTAGCTAGCGACGGCTTTACCTTGGAATACTCCGGAGAAACGGACGACATAGTAAGCCCTATTATTGGCTCTAGGTGTACGATAAACGCCTATAACGAAGTAGGGGCTTTTGATAATTTTATAAATTCGGTAACCAGTAGACAAGAGCAGCTTCATTACGTTAAGATAAGTTTAGATAGCGGCAGCGGTTATAAAACTTTTTGGACCGGTATAGTTACTCAAGATCTTATAAGCGAGCTAGACGAAAGTAAGCCGCGTATATTCCAAATAGTAGCAACGGACGGAATAGGCCTACTAGCTAACAAAGAATACCAAGAGCTAACGGACCAAACAGTAGAGGACTTCTTAGAAGATGCTGTAGGAGCTATAGGCTTAGACGAGATTTACGCAAGTACTGACACCTTTTACGCTACCGCTGTAAATGTTTGGGACATACAGCAAATCTACAGCGCTAGCACGGACGTAACTACTATTACTAGGTTTGATCCTAGGGTATACAGCTCTAAAGACGAAGACGGAACTATAACCTACTCTAATTACTTAGACGTACTTAAAGAGCTTTGTATAGCTTTCGGGGCTAGGTTCTACCAAAAGGACGGGGTTTACCTTTTTGAGCAATACCTAGAACGGACAAGCTCTAGTAGGACCGTATTTTATTATAGGTTCGACGGAGCCTTTTTATTGTCTCAAAGCGAAAGCGACGACGTAACGCTAAACGGTACGACTACCGGAGGGGCTAGGCTTTCGGGTAATAGCTATACTTACTTACCTGCTATGCAGAAAGTACAAGTAAGCTACAACCAAGAGCGAGCAAATAACTTGCTAGCTAGTGGTATGACTTTTACGGCTAGCACCGGAAGACAAAACCTAGGCTTTTTATCCGACAGCGATAACGCTAGAGTAGAGGTAGTAGGAGACTTACTTTACCAGCTCACGCACAACGGCGGGGCGGGTACAGTTACTATTGGTTTATCTTGGCGGCCGGTATGGCGTATAGAGCTACGCGTAGAGGACGTACTAAACCCCGGAACGTATTACTACCTTAATAGATCTTGGAGCCCAGGAACGGCCCCCGGCGCTAATATCTACGGCGCTACTTCTTGGATCTCTTCGACTTCAGCTACTAATGCTCAAGGGTACTACTACTATTTAGACGGAGGCAGCGCTAATAATGAACTAGACGGCGTTTACCTAGCTAAAGTAGTAGGGTTAGTTACACCTCCTTTACCGGTAAGCGGTACGGGAGAGCTGGACGTAGAGTTTTATAACGTCTACGACTTTAACTATAACGTACAAACCGTACCGAGTTACTTTACCGAAACTAGAACAGCTAAAAACTTTAGAGCGCTTTACTTGAATGACAACGGAGCGCAAAGCGATATAACTATTTACAGCTCTACCACTAGTAGCAATACGGTAAAGAGTAACCTTATACTAGATCTTGGCGAGTTAAGGCTAGGAGACAGTACCGGAATACAAGGCAGCCTATACGTTTATACGGGTAGCGCCTGGGTAGCTTCTACGCAATGGCGTAGAGGTAACAGCGGTAGCTATCAAAGCTTACTAAAGCTTTTAACTTCGGAAGTACTAAGCTTACACCACCAACCCGTAGAAATATACAACGGCACTATAGTAGGCCCGTTTGAGTTTGGCCGCCGCTATGTTTTTGATAGTGCGGACTGGCTTATAATGGGCGGGACCTATAACGCTAATATGGACGAATGGAGCGCTGAATGGTTCGCAATAAGTAGCGACGATACCGGAATAGCAGCAGATACCCCGGTAGGTACTGGGGGCGGTTCCGACTTCCAAGCTAGAGTAAGCAGCCAGCAGGGTACGGACGAGATTATAATATCCGACATAGTAAACACTACGCAAGCTAACGTAGAGGGGACCTTATCCACTAACGGAGGAGTAACGACGGCGGTAAACGCAATAGCGGCAACGCCCGCAGGTAGCGAAGATAT